ATCGCGGCCGCGACGATGCCCCTATTCGCCGAGGTGGCCGCATGACCACCCTCACAGCAACCCGCGAAAGCCTCGCCCGCGTCTGGCGCCAGATCATGGAGGCCGTCGAGACGCAGGGGCCGCAGGACATCACGCTCAAGGCGCACCGGGACACGCGGAGCGCGGTCCAAAACCGACGAATGTGGGCCATGTTGGGCGACATCGCCCGGCAGGTGGAATGGCCGGTTGACGGCCGCATGCAGCGCCTCACGCCGGATGACTGGAAGCATGTGCTGTCGGCTGGCCTGAAACGTCACCAGCGCGTCGCCATGGGAATCGATGGCGGCTTCGTCATTCTCGGGCAGCGCACCAGCAAGATGACGATTGCGGAGATGGGCGACTTGATCGACCTCATGTATGCGTTCGGCAATGACCGTGGCGTTGTGTGGTCCGACCCTGAGTTTCAGTCGCTGATGCAGGCTGAACAGGAGCGGGCGGCATGACCCTACACAACAGCACCGGCAAGGCCACGAAGGCCCAACAGGCCCGCTTCGAGCGGATCAAGGAAATCGGTTGCATCTGCTGCCTCAAAACGCTGTACGTATATGAGCCGCCAGAGATCCATCACATCACCGACTGTGGCCGCCGCCGTGGGCATGACTACACCATCGGCCTTTGCCCATGGCATCACCGCGGCGTTTCGATTCTGCCGGTGCAGATGGCAGAGCTTGCAATGGGGCCGAGCCTCGCGCGTGGCGCGAAGCCATTCCGGGCGCATTGGGGCACCGATGACGAGCTGCTGGCCGAACAGAATCGGTTGATCGGGGTGGCGGCATGACCCCCCTATCCCTAGACGTGAGCCGCTGCGCCGGTCGCATCGGACTGGGGCCGTCCGACCCGATCTGTGATGAGCGCGAAAGCTGCGCCCGGTATCGGACGATTGAAATCGATCAGGTGCCGGACTACCGGGTCGTGTCGTTTGCGACGCACATGCGCGATGACGATGGTGTGTGCCGGGGCAAGATTGAGGTGGTGGGATGAGCCTTCGAGGAATCACAGACGGAAGCGATCAATGCGAGTGCCATCGGTGCATTGATGAGCAACGCAAGGGCGCCTCATTTGGTGGCTTCTTTGCGCCGCTATCCGCGACGAAGATGATCTTGTGCGGCACTTGCGGTTGCAAGCGCTGCCCGAAGGCTAGCGACCACCGGCTTGATTGCACAGACAGCAATGAGCGTGGGCAGGCCGGGAGCATCTACGCATGACCTGCCCAACCGAACACGTCGAGCAAGTGGCCCTGATGCGTTGGGCCGCTGCGTCAAAGGCCGCGTATCCCGAACTGGCGCTGTTGTTCGCGGTGCCAAACGGTGGCCATCGGAGCAAAGCCACTGCCGGGCGGCTCAAAGCCGAAGGTGTGAAACCCGGCGTTCCTGATCTTTGCCTCCCCGTGCCCCGTGGCGGCTCCCACGGGCTCTTTGTGGAGCTTAAGCGGCGCAAGGGCAGCACTACGTCACCCGAGCAGCGCGAATGGCTCTCACGGCTCGCTGGGCAGGGTTACGCCACGGTCGTGGCCAAAGGCTGGGATGAGGCGGCGGAATCGATCACGCGGTATCTGAGCATGGAGGCTGCATGAACCTCAAAGTCGAATCAGACCGGAAGCTGAAAGCGCGCCTGTTCAACCAGCGCCCACCCAGGCCGGGCAGCCCGCAAGCCGATGCGGCCAATCGAATCAGAGCCGAGATCGTCGCGGAGATGGAGAGGCGAGGGTTGCGACAGTGATGGCGGCACGACCGGGAGAGAAAATTTGAACGCTGCGACGATGATGCCAATCGAGATGCGGAACGTGCGCGCACGGTTCAAGCGCAACGATGTGTTCACCGAGATCATGCGCGACTGGGGCGGCTGGGCACGGGTCAAGCGTCCAGGCCTCGGCAGCGGTGGCAGCGTCGAACAACAGGAGCGTTATGTTCGCTCACCGGGAACGCACTCTGACCCGATGCTCGCCGAGCTGATCAAGGCCGATGAGGACGGGCAGGGGCTCTATCGCACCATCGATGCCCGCGTGATGGAGTTGCATCAACAGGCCCGCGACATCATCCGTGCGCGCTTCATCCGCATGATGTCGTTGCAGGAGATCGCCGACAAGGCGCGGGCCGACCGAGACTTGGTGAGCATCCTCCACGACCGAGCGCTGGGCACGCTCCGCGAAGCCGTCCGCCACTACGCCATGACGACGTATGACCGCGCCATGATGGAGACGTACGGGCGTCGAATCAGGGACATTTGACAATCGCGGAATTAGTGCGTATAAGAAAGCGCATAGTGCAGAAGTTGACTAAAGAGCCCGCCGACCAGCGGGCTTTTTGCGTTGGAGGACCTGAAATGCTCGGATCAATTCTCGGAATTGTCGAAGACGTGGCGAAGATCGCCATTGCGCCAGTGAAGATCGCGGCGGACATGACCCGCACCGTGACCAAGCCCATGGCTGATGCTGCTGTTGACGCAGCGGATAGCGTCGAAGAAGCCACCAAGGGCGCCCGTGGCGACTGACGGGTACGACGGTTTTTGATTCTCGGACAGCCGAGAGCTTTGAAGGATGCGGCACCAGCCAAGTGCGTAGCGCGAGGCCCCGGACGGCATCGCTTGAAAGCGGAAGCCTGTAGCACAGGCACTCGGAAGTCGCGGATCGACGCGGAGTCATGACCGATTAGATCGTGTGTCGAAGGCGTAGCACAGCACCGCGCAGCCGGATTGGCGATCCGGCCCGCTTTCATTCACAGCAGGGTAGCTCAGTGGCAGAGCCGGAAACCTGAGGATTCCCGAGGCGGCAGGAAATGGCCGCAACGTCTCAGGCCAGCGCGCCGGTTCAACTCCGGCCCCTGCTTCCAATGTGGGACGCGAGATGGTCTCGGCCGGGTCTCCAAGGAGGCAGGAATGAAGGTTTGCGGGACGTGCGGCGATGAAAAGCCGGCAAGCGCGTTCTACGCTCACGCGCGCAAAGGGCTCCAGTCGTCTTGCAAGGCGTGTAAGGCCGAGTACAACCGGCGGCACTACAGGGCAAACACCTCTCGCTATATGGCCAGTGCCGCAAGAAATCGCTCCCTTGATGGCCGGTTGAGAAGCCAATACGGCATCAATGCGGAGCAGCACCGGAAGTTTCTCGAAGCTCAGAACGGGAGTTGCGCGATCTGCCTGGCCTCGTTTGAGGGTCGCAGGACATGCGTAGATCACTGTCATAAGAGCGGGAGGGTTCGCGGGTTGCTTTGTGCGAAATGCAATTCGGCAATCGGCTTTCTTTCTGATAGCACCGACGCCCTGAGACGAGCAATCGAATATCTGGATCGCTGACCAGGTTCGATTCCACGGTCCTGCGCCAACATCATGCGGTTGCTCCGTTCCAGGCTAACGGGGCCGGTCCCTCAAACGAAAGCGGCTCGCCAGCCGACCGAAGGGCATGAACTGACCTGAGTGGCATCAGGTCGCGGGACCAGTAACCCGCAGATGACCACCAGCGCTGTAAGCCGCTGCAACGCAGCAAGCGCGCCGGACGCTGTAACCGGCGACCCACTTCACCCTTCTCCCCGTCCAGCATCGCTCAGTCGATAGCGAGGGAGGCCCCGTGTATGCGGGGCATCTATTGGCCCTGCCGGCGGTGGTCGGCACAACTCTCGGGAATCTCAATGACCAAGAATCTTGTTGGCCAGAAGTTCGGACGACTAGAGGTATTGGAGCGGATCGGAGTGCGTAAGTACCCGACGTACCAAAGAACAATCTGGCTCTGCAGATGTGAATGCGGCGTTGAGCGAGAGTTCTCTCAAGGACAGCTAACACCCACCGGTTCAAGGTCCTGCGGCTGCCTCATAAAGGAGGCGGAAAACAAGAGATCAACAAAGCACGGTAAGCGCGGCTCAATAACCTACAGCTCGTGGCACAACATGAAGCAAAGGTGCAACAACAAGAGAAACCTTTCTTTCAGGTGGTACGGAGCGATTGGGGTCAAGGTCTGTCCGAGGTGGGAGGAATCCTTCGAGTCGTTTCTCGCTGACATGGGAGAGCGCCCAAGCCCCGCTCATTCGATTGACAGAATAGACCCAACTCTGGGTTATGCGCCCGGCAATTGCCGATGGGCGACGTCGAAACAGCAGTCTCGCAATACCAGGAAGGCCGTGCCGCTAGAAATTGGCGGCAAGAAGATGTTCGCGGCTGACTGGGCGGACCAAGTTGGGATCAGCCGAAGGTTAATAACCAGACGCCTGCGGCGCGGATGGAGCCCAGAGCGGGCCATCTCACGTCCGGCTTAATGAGGGCGCGTTATGGCTCTCACGCCGAAACAAGAGAAGTTCGCCCAAGCAGTAGCGTCCGGAATGAATCAGTCCGACGCATACCGGCACGCATACACCGTGAAGAGCATGAAGCCTTCCAGCGTGAATGTGAACGCAAGCAAGCTGATGGCCGACGCTAAGGTGTCGCAAAGGGTGGCCGACCTACGCAAGCCGATGGCGGAAGCCGCCCAGGTAACGCTTCGCGGGCACCTTGAAGACCTCAAGATGCTGCGCGATCTGGCGATTGATGAAAAGCAGATCAGCGCCGCTATCGCTGCCGAGGTGGCACGCGGCAAGGCTGCCGGTGTGCATGTTGAGAGCCTGAATCATCACCACAGTGGCGCGGTTGCCGTGGCCACCATCGATACCTCGAAACTCTCCAACGGCACGATTGCCGAGCTATTACGTGCCCGCCGCGCTGAAACTGACCCCGGCTGATTGGCTGGCAATCGAGCGTGAGGCGTGTAAGCGCTCGCTTGCGACCTTCGTTCAGCAAGCGTGGCACGTGATCGAACCCGGTCAGCCGTACGTTCATGGCTGGCACATTGACGCGGTAGCAGAGCATCTTGAGGCGGTGACCGACGGGCAGATCACGCGACTGTATATCGCGGTGCCGCCCGGAAGCATGAAGTCATTGATGGCGTCGGTGTTCTGGCCAGCGTGGCAGTGGGGGCCGAAGGGTCAGGCGCACAAGCGGATCATCGCCACGTCGCACGCCGAAGGACTGGCGATCCGCGACAACCTGCGTTGCAGGCGCTTGATTGAGTCGGACTGGTATCGCTCGCTTTGGCCAGAGGTCAAGCTGACCGGCGACCAGAACGAGAAAAAGAAATTCGAGAACACCGCGACGGGCTTTCGGCAGGCCATGCCATTCGGCAGCCTGACCGGCTCACGCGGTGACAGCATCGTGATCGATGACCCGTTATCGGTTGACGACGCAGCAAGCGAGGCGAAGCGGGAAACGGTGAACACCACGTTCCTTGAGGCCGTTCCGACTCGTCTGAACAACCCGGACAAGTCCGCCATCGTCTGCATCATGCAGCGGTTGCATGAACGCGATGTCATCGGAGTGATCGAGGCTAAAGGTTTGGGCTATGACGCCCTTGTGCTCCCCATGGAGTTCGAGCCGGATCGGCGCTGCAAGACCAGCATAGGGTTCACGGACCCGCGCACAAACGACGGCGAGCTGCTGTTTCCCGAGCGCTTCCCGCCCGCTGTGATTGAGCGCGACAAGAAGGTGATGGGCAGCTACGCATGGGCCGGGCAGATGCAACAGCGCCCGGCACCGCGCGAAGGTGGCCTGTTCAAGCGGGCGTGGTTCGAGATTGTCGACGCAGCCCCGGCAAGTCGCCGCAAGGTGCGCCGCTGGGACTTGGCCGGAACCGAGGCAAAGGGCACCGGCGATCCTGATTGGACCGTGGGCCTGCTGCTGAGCGAACAGGCCGGAATCTATTACGTCGAGGCCGTGACGCGCATCAGAGAGGCGGCGGCAGGCGTGGAGCGCACGATCAAGGCGACCGCCTTGCAAGACGGCAAGTCAGTCCCGATTGTGTTGCCGGAAGACCCCGGCAGCGCTGGCAAAAGCTACGCGTCGTATCTGGTGCGCCTGTTGGCCGGTTGGAATGCCCGAGCCGAACGCGAGACCGGATCGAAAGAAGTGCGCGCAACCCCGGTATCGGCCCAGGCCGAAGCGGGGAATATCAAGCTCGTTCGCGGCAGTTGGAACGAAGCGTTTTTAGACGAGGTGAGTATGTTTCCGAACGCAGCCCATGATGACCAGGTGGACGCGCTTTCGGGGGCGTTTGCTGCCCTGTTGTCTGGCAGCAGCTACAACCTGGCCAACGTCGCATGACGACCGTCCAGAACAACGACAGCCTCAAGAACTTGGTTGCCAATCTGGGCACTGAGCGCGACAAGGCATCGGGCACGTTCTACACCGCGCCGTGCACGAACGACGACCAGTTGTCGAACATGTACCGCTCGGCATGGCTGCCGAAGAAGATCGTGGACATCCCGGCCCTTGATGCGTGCCGCAAGTGGCGCAACTGGCAGGCTAAGTCCGCCGACATCACGAAGATCGAAGCCGAGGAAAAGCGGCTGGGCTTGAAGGCAAAGGTTCTCGAAGCGTGGACGCGGGGCCGTCTTTACGGTGGCGCCGGGCTGTACATCGGGACCAACGATGCTGACCCCTCGAAGCCGCTGAACCCGCAAACGGTCAAGGCTGGGGGGGTGCGTTATCTCACCGTTCTGAGCCGCCGCGTGCTGAACCCGAAAGAGCTTGAGACCGACCCGCTGTCGGAGTTCTACAACCTGCCGCGCGCTTACGATGTCTCGGGCAGCGGTGGCAATCAACAGATCCACCCGTCTCGCATCGTGCGATTCATCGGCAACCCGCAGCCTGACCCCGAATTGGTTACGGGCTTCGATTATGGGTGGGGCGATTCAGTGCTTCACGCCTGCATCGATGCCGTCAAGAACGCCGATGCCACGGGCGCCAACATCGCCTCACTGGTGTTTGAAGCGAAGATTGACGTGATCAAGATTCCCCGGTTCATGGAAGGCATGGCCGATCCGGAATACCGGCGTCTTGTGGTGGAGCGCGCAACGCTCGCAGCCATGGCCAAGGGCATCAACGGCGCGCTTCTGATCGACTCGGAAGAGGACTATCAGCAGAAAAGCGCCACCTTCGCGACATTGCCGGACGTGCTGAATACCTTTTTGCAGATCGTATCCGGCGCTGCCGACATCCCGATGACGCGGCTACTCGGGCAATCGCCCGGCGGCATGAGTGCCACGGGTGAATCGGACCTGCGCAACTACTACGACCGCATCCAGAGCATGCAAGAACTGGTGTTGCAGCCATCAATGCAGATTCTCGATGAATGCCTGATCCGCTCCGCGCTCGGGTCGCGCCCCGATGACCTGTATTACGAGTGGGCGAGCCTGTGGCAGACCACGGCGAAGGAACGTGCCGACATCGGCAAGGCAACTGCCGAGACGATCAAGACGCTTCGTGAGACTGCCCTGATCCCCGACGACGCGATGAGCCGGACGGCCGTCAACATGCTGACCGAGCTTGGCGTTGCGCCTGGCCTTGAGGCGGCGATTGCGGAGTTCGGCGCAGAGCTGGACGAAGACGAAACCGATCCGGCTGAAGTAACCCCGGAGGAATAGACCATGCAGAAATTCAATGACGCCGTCACTGCGACAGGCGTCCGCCGAACTGTGGACGGCTATCTGGTCGCGGACGTTCGCGCAGCCCGCACGGGTATTCAGGAGTACGCCGGGCGTGAGCTTGGCCGCCCCGATATGCCTGTTGTGCGCGTGTATCGGCCAGAGGGTGAGGTGTTCGCACGCGACAGCCTTGCCAGCTACGCCCACAAGCCCGCAACCAACGACCACCCGGCGGCATTCGTGACCGCTGACACGTGGAAAAAGGATTCCATCGGGCAGATCGGTGACGACATCGTTCGAGACGGCGATCACGTTCGCGTGCCGCTGATCCTGATGGATGCCGGGGCGATCAGCGATTACGAAAAGGGCAAGCGCGAGCTTTCCATGGGCTACCTCGCGGAGATCGTTTTCGATTCCGGCGAATCGCCCGAAGGCGAGACGTATGACGCAGTACAGCGGGACATCCGCATCAATCACATCGCCCTTGTCAGTAAAGGCAGGGCGGGTAGCACACGCATCGGGGATTGGCGCGCCCCCGGTGAACCGGATCGCGCCGACATCCAATCTCCCAAGGAGAACCCCATGAGTGACAGCAAGACCCGGACGATCCTGGTTGACGGACTGTCGGTTGAAACGACCGATGCCGGTGCCCAGGCAATCGCCAAGCTACAGAGCCAGATGAAGGACGCCGAAGTTGCGCGTCAATCGCTGGAAGACACCCACGCCAAGGCCATTGCCGCCAAGGATGCCGACCTCGCAAAGCGTGATGCCGAGATCGACAGCCTGAAAGGCAAGGTGCTCAGTGATGCCGATCTGGACGCCCGCGTTCAGGCCCGCGCTGACCTGATCGCAACCGCCAAGGGCATCGCAGATCAGGACTACACCGGCAAGTCGGATGCAGACATCCGCAAGGCCGCTGTGGCTGCCAAGTGCGGCGACGCGGCGATCAAGGACAAGACGGCGGCGTACATCGATGCGCGCTTCGACATCCTCGCTGAAGACGCTGCATCCGATCCCGTGCGCAAGGTGCTGATCAAGGGCGTTGACCGAAAGACCGCCAACGACAACGGGTATGCGGCTTCTGTCGCCGCCCTGAACGAACCCAACAAGGGAGGTAACCAGTAATGGCTATCCAAACCAACTACCCCGAAACCCAGGCCGTCGCCGTAGCGGGTATGCCCGCCACGATGATCAATGGCCCGATCATCTCCCGCACCGTGGAAACGGCAGTCATCGGCTTCGGCCGTGCCGTCACCCAGGGCGCGACCGACAAGGGCGTCGAAGCCTTCGGCTCCGGTGACACCACGTTCGTGGGCATCACCTTGCTGGATCGATCGGCGGCCGGCATGACGGTCGTTGACGGCCAAGTCACCGCCCGGACGGTTGATTCGTTCGGCATCGGCGAATCGGCCCGCATCGCCCCCGTGGGCAGTGGCCGTGACGTCTGGGTCGTCTGCGCAAGCGGCTGCACCGCAGGCGACGGCGTTTTCGTCCGCCCGTCCAACGGCGACTTCCAGGACAGCAACGCCAACTCGGCGGTGCAAATCCCTGGCGCCCGTTGGGACACCTCCGCATCTGCCACCGGCCTTGCCGTTGTGCGTCTGGCTTAAGGAGCCAATACCATGAGCAATCCTCTTTTTGATGCACAGTCCGCGCTCGGATTCGTCATCGCCCAAACCTCGATCATCGAGCCGGGCGTTTACGCAACCCGCTACCCGGACATTCAGTACCGGGGCCTGATCCCGGTTGACACCTCCGGTTCGGAGTTCGCCAGCTCGGTGACCTATTTCAGCTCTGACCGCCACGGTGCGGCTGACTGGATCAATGGCAATTCCGACGACATCCCGAAAGCGGGCACCACCCGGTCGAAGTTTGAAACCCCGGTGCACACCGCTGGCATCGGCTACGGCTGGGGCTGGGAAGAAGTGGGCCGTGCGCAGTTGCTCGGCATCAACCTAGCCAACGAAGACGCCATGGCCGCACGTCGTGCCGCCGAAGAAATGGTCGACCGCGTTGCGCTGTTGGGCGATGCCTCGAAGGGCTTCACCGGCCTGTTCGATGCGCAGGGCGTGACGGCTGGCGCTGCTGCCACCGGCAACTGGGGCGTTGTTGGCGCCCCCGGAAGCGCCACGCCTGACCAGATGGGCGAGGACATGAACAGCGCGATCCTGAATGTGTTCAACGGCACGAACACGGTTGCAATGGCCGACACGCTGCTCCTGCCGTGGCTGAAGTTCCAAGTCATCGCCACCCGGCGCATGACCACGGACAGCGACGAGACGGTGCTGAGCTTCTTCATCCGCAACAACGTGTACACGGCAATGACCGGCCGCCCGCTGACCATTCGTGGTCTGCGTGGGCTGGATGCGGCTGGGGTTTCTAGCGTTCCGCGAATGATTGCGTATCGCAACGATCCGCAGGTGCTTAAGCTGCACATGCCGATGCCGCACCGGTTCCTGCCGGTGTACCAGTCGGGTCCGCTGCGTTGGGACGTTCCGGGCGTGATGCGCCTGGGTGGCCTCGACGTTCGTCTCCCGAAGGAAGTCGCCTACGTTGACGGCGTATAGCATCTGAGGTAGAAAGACGAAGGCCCGGGGTGCGTCAACACCCCGGGCCCTCTTCCACACAACAACCGTTGGGGGTTGCTATGGGCAAGTCGGAGTTTACTCCAAAGGAAACTCTTCGCGAGCGGCGGTGTTTCACCGCAGAAGAGGTCAGAAACCGTCTCGACTATGATCCGGAGACCGGCATTTTTCGCTGGAAAGTCCGCGTCATGTGCTTTGGCGGCGGACGTTTTCATGGCGATGAGGCTGGAACTCTCAAAGACGGCTACAAAATAATCATTTTGTTCGGACGGCAATATCGCGCCCATCATCTGGCGTGGTTGCTTATGACCGGAGAATGGCCGCCATCTGACATGGATGTCGATCATAAGAATCGCATTCGAAATGACAACCGATGGACGAATCTGCGAATTGCTTCAAGGGCTCAAAACAACCTCAATACTCGAACGTTCCGCAAGAGCAGAAGCGGTCATCGTGGAGTCCATAAAAACAGAGCGAATGGGTGGTTTGCCCGTATTTCTGTTGAAAAGCGAGTGATTCATTTGGGGTGTTTTGCCACCCTTCCGGAGGCCATCGCGGCGCGAAGGGAGGCTGAGTTGAAACACTACGGACAATTCATATAGTTCAGAGCCCCGGTTTTCCGGGGCTTTTCATTTACAAGGATCGAACATGGCCATCATCACCAACAATCACAAGTCGCCGCTGGGTCTGCCCGGCGGGACGGTTCTTGATCCCGGCGTGAAAACGTCCGTGCACAACTGGAACGCGGTCAAGGACAACAAGGTCGTCGCCGCGTGGGTCAAGGCCCGCATTCTGATCGTCGAGGCCGAAGCCGCCCCCGTCGCTGCCCCCAAGGCTGCCGTGGATGACGACAAGGGCGCGATTCTCGCCGCCCTGGCCGAGCGCGGCATCAAGAAAGACCGACGCAGTTCGCTGGAAAGCCTTAAGGCCGCATTGGCCGAGGCGGATGAAGAAGAACCGGAAGCCTGATCGTGTACGGCGATCTTGCTGGGGCTGATGCTTACCATCTCGCGCGGGCCAATGCCGCGTGGGCGGCGCTGACGGAACCTGCCAAGACCGCCGCACTCGTTCGTGGGTCGGATTACGTGGACGGCCGTTACCGCTGGCGCCTGATGTCCGGGCGTTGGCAGTCCATGTTCCGGGGCGTGAAGACCGGCGGGCGGGCACAGGCGCGTGAATGGCCGCGCACTGGT